GATTGTATGTTACCACTACCTTTTATTTCTAGTGTAGTACTTGAATTATTTGTTATAGGGGCACCAGAGCTATTTGTTATTGTCTTCCCATTTGTATCTAAAATTATTTTTTTATGAGCTGAATCATTTGCTAATGTTAAATTACCAGAAATATTTTCCGTTAACCTAAAAAATTGTATAGGCAACTGACTTTTTCCAGATCCCATTACATCATTAATAGTTCCTGCTGAAGTTATTTCTGCATATCCGATATTTGGAAGTAAAGGTATCATGCCTACCCTATGATTTTATTGTTTCAATAAATGAAAAAGCCGTTCCATTATAAAACCCAACAGCTATATCCGCATCCGCTCCCAACGATACTCCTTGAGAATTGCTCGCCCACGATAACGTCATATTATTATTAGTTGAAGTCTTATCAAGAACAATAAATTGTCCTATTGCTAAATTACCAACGGCAACTGTTACTGTGACATTTGCACTAGTTGTATCTACCCTTTGATAGATAGATTGTGCAGATCCAGGAGTTAATGTTGACGTTGATGAAATTGCAGATGGTGTAGCATATGCATTTGCATTAAAGTATGTTGCAAAAGTTGCGGCAGTCGTCTGTCTCATTGTGCCACCGTCATTAGTCACAATACCATCACCTGCTGCAACGGCAGTTGTTCCAACAGTTGAACCACCATCCATTAAGTTTAGTTCATCAGTGGTAACAGTTGCACCATCTAATATTTCTAATTCGGTTTCGCTAATATCTGCACTACCTATAGTTATTGTACCCGTTACTTCGACACCTGCACTTGTTGTTGCTATTCTTGCAGTGTTGTCATGAAAAAGAGTTGCTGCACCATTATCCACAAAAGTTGCCATTGTCTCGCCTTCATCGGCTCCACCTTTTATATCCACTTGACTACCAGAAAGTTGTAAGTTTCCAGTGCCACTATCTCTTATTATGCTATTGCTACCATCATGAAATATTTTTAAATCTTGAGAAGCACCAAACTGTAATGTATCGTCACTACCTGCTGTTGCTGCATCGCCAAAGTTTATATTCTTGCCATTAGCGTCTAAGTTACCACCTAATTGTGGAGTTGTATCTCCAAGAACATCGGTAGATATAGTAGCAACATTCGCATTTGCACCCGCTCCATCGGCAAAAACAATACCACCAGCACCATTTGCTAATGCAACAGTATCTCCCGAACCACCACCTTGTAATACTGTGGCAGTTTGCCCTGTTCCGTTTTTAATAAAATAATATTTTTGAACATCATTAGGGGCTATTGTTAAGTTAAAAGCACTTGAAGGAGTGCCAGCTAAGACTATAACTTTATGATGTCCATTAGAAAGTACACCATCCGATGTTGTTAAAGTAGTCGCACCAGTTACTGTTATAGTCAAAACACCATTCAAAGAATCATCAATGATATCAAAGTTTGTGTTGGTAGTAGTTCCCCAGGTTCCAGCTTGTTCTCCAGAACCTATTTTTTCTATACCTGTATTTGCTGTGTACGAACTTGCCATGTTTACATCCTATATTATTCTAGTGCTTATATCAACCCAACTCTCATCTCCAGATGGTGATATATTTGTCCATGTCTCTGCTCCAACAGGAGAAACATTCGTCCACGTTTCGGGGTTCACGATTGCCACATCTCTCCAATGTTCTCTAACCAATATGTTTAGATCATTAAACCCTTGTGTTGCAAATGGAAGACCACAGAATAACATTATGCTTGGTCTCCAAAATAAGACACACAAATTTCACTTCGGTCTGTATCTTGGTTTCCCAAGAGTTTCGTTCTCATCCGAATCGCTGTTGTTGTTTCAGTAACTCCGTTATCTTTATATACTGCTGCTCCGTTTGTCCCATCACCCGCTGTTGCACCTACGAAATTGTAATTAATATTTCCAAATGCATTTGAAAAAGTCACAGTGGTCTGACCAGTTCCATTGTCTGCAATGCCTGACACGTTAAAACTATCGCTAATTGCAATCGTGTTTTGTCCATCAAATTTAATCCAAGCCTTGCATAAACCTTGTGCAATATTAGTTGTAACTGCACCACCTTCTGACTTAGCTACTGCTGTAGTAAGTAATGTCACAACTCCTGCATCAGCTATTGCTATTGCATCGTCACCATCTGTAAACTCTATGAGGGCAGTTTTAAGTGCTACTTGATATTTTGCTAAGTCTGCTGCTCTTGTCATCTCTACTCCTTTGGATACTTATCTTTGACAGCTTTAATGGTCTTCTTCCACTCATCTACGCCATTGTGATATATGTCATCTAGTTGGTCTACTATTGATGGATATTCTGCTATTCGTTTATCTACATAAGCCTTTGGGTCAACCCAATTATTGATGTTAGTCATGTTCAATGTTATTTCATTGCCATCAACATCAAAGGCTTTGTCTTCAACTGTTTTTACTGCATTTGAATATAAGGCATATACTGCTTTAACATTTATGGTCATACTGCAATCTCCGAAATTGTAATTGATGATACAGACACACCACCAAACATTGCTGAACCACCTCTACCATTAAAAGTTATTGTCCCTGAACCATCACTTCCAGCTCTAACTTTAAATGTTGTTGCTGAAGTTGTACCTGCTGTCATAAAATGTTTAAAACTATTATACTCGCTTTGTCCCGAACCCCTGCCACCAGTAAATATCCCTGCTAAAGCATTGGCTGTACTGTCTTGAAACAAGGCTACCATATAAGTGTTTCCATTGTTTTTATCTAATTGTATAGAAACCTCTATTAATAATTTATTGCTAGAGCTAGTCGGTGTTATAGCTAATGTCATAAACTCATTGCCCTCAGTTTTTTGGGGAATGGTATTATCCAATGCCATAGTCGTAGTTCCAGAAGCTACAGTACCAGTTTGAACATTTACCACTTGAACAATAGCACCAGCGTTATCCCCTACTGGAGTTTGGCTAAATGTTACAACTCCATTACTTGCTATAGATATAGCATCTGTATCACCAACAGTACCAATATTAGTACCATTTCCAATAATCAATCCACCTGTAGCTGTAACAGTTCCACTTGATGCTATAGCACCACCAAATGAACCACCACTTCCTGCACTAACTGAATCATTAACTGAGAACACATCAAAGGATACCATCTCAACTACGTCATCGGCTGTTGCTCCTGCTGCAAGAACTACAGTCGTTCCTGTTGTTGCTGTGTAGTCATCACCTGCTTTTAGCTTTACACCATTTTGATACACATCAAGGTACAAGCTATCAACGTAGGTAAGTGTTATACCACTTTCGTCATTGCCACTAAATGAAGTTTGGTTAGATGTGGCTTCATAAACAAATCTTCGTCTTACTCCATTTGAAGGAGACACCCCGATATATGCCATATTTTTTTATTCCTTTGGATACTTATCTTTAACTGCTTTAACTGCTGCAAACCAAGCACCACTTTTGTCACCTTTGTCAGCTATCATATCTTTATATAATAAATCTAATTGCTCTTCTAATCTAGGATACTCTGATACTCGACTACCAACGTAAGCATTAGGATCAACCCATGAATCTACTGCTGATTGGTCTATGTTAACTAAAGTTCCATTTTGATCGTAAGCAACATAATCTCCGTTTACAGATACAACATCTGAATAAAGAGCAAGGATTGCCTTATGAGTATCTGCCATTAACCTGCTACCTCCATTAAAATCATACTTGACCCAAACCTTGCATAACCAGCATTATCTGTATCATTTTCCGAACGATTAATAAAAAAGCTCCCGCTCCCTGCTGATACTATTCCTTGCCATTTGTAAACTAGTTCACTTGTGCTAGATGGAGAGTCTAAAAAAGTAGCTCCACCATGCCCTATTAAATCTGCATGAGGAGTTGAAACACCACAAGTACCTACTAGTCTATCACCATTTCCAGTAGCACCCATCATAACAGTTGAACCTCTAAGTAATCTTAATACAGTTCTGTTAGCATTAACATCTTGTGAGCCATTTATTGTAGCCATAATCATTATTTTATTACTAGTTGAAGATGGTGTTATTGCAGCAGTAAAATCAGTTATGTCTACAAATGAAGTGCTTGTACTTGTAAAGACAGTAGCTTTATGAACAGTAACTACTTGTATAACACTTCCTGTTGCCATATTACCATCAGCAAACTGATTGGTTACAGTTCCAATTCCACTGCCTATTACTTTTGTTAATGCCATCTGTTACTCCTTATGCGTAGGGACTATCGCCTAATACATCTGTATTCCAAGCTGATTTTAATGCACCTATGTTTGCGGCATTTGTAATAGCACTTGCTGCTGGAGCATTTCTTAGTGCGTTCTTTTTTGTAACACTTGCAGCTTGTGCATCACTATTATCTGCTTCAAGTGCCTTCATATAAACTACATCTTCAGCAGCGAGTAGAGGAGCTCTTACTTCTCTAATCTTATCTTTAAATATAACTTTTGATGCCGTTAAATCTTCAGTAATAGTTGAGCCACTTAGCGACCAAGCGTTTCTGAATAATCTGTCTGAAGGTACTGTTGCATCTGCTGTTGCAATACTATTTCCGTCTTTATCTATAGTAGTTGTTGTCATTTAAGCCACCTTTTGTTGTTGTATGGTTAATTCTTCATTAATCTTCCAAGAATTTCGCCATACTCTAGTGCTTGGAAGTTGTGATTTAGTGCATATGACCATTCGTGGTTTATTAGCTTTATCCCAATCTTGCCACACATGCATTGGCAGATCCTTCATAATTAAGTATTCTATTGCCTGTTCTTCTGTCATAGCTTCTATAGGTTTAGTGTTGTGTAACAAGTAACCTCTAGTGTGTTTAGTAAATCCCGGAGCGTTCTCATCTTTCTTTAATTCCCAGTATGCCTCAACTGGAGGTAAAATACCACCCTGTAATGCACAAGCCATCCAATTAGGATCTGGGTGCGTAACCTTTGCAGGAGCATCTGGTTCTTCTGGGTCTTCCCATACTACACAGTATTCTGTTCTAACCATCTCAAGTTTTTCTTTTGCCCAACACAGTCTATCCCATAGATGTGTGCCTTGAAATTCTGGTGTTTC